CGTCCACCTCCACCGGCAGATCCTCCTCGTGCCCGAGGCGCTGCATGATCTGTCGCCGGCAGACGTCCTCTGGCGACTCTGTGACGTTCGGTAGTGCTTGGTCAGCCACCGTAGTTCTCCCCGAAGAATGCAGCGTTGGCACGACGCACCTGCTCGTCGGTTCTATCCTCCTCGAACATGATCTGCGTCTGCACTCCCGGAGCGAACAACTCCGGATGACGTCGCGTGAGAATCGCTACGGCGTCGGCGGGACTGGGAGCTCCGCGCTCCCATCGCGGCGCGTCCGAGACTCCCGCCACCAAGAACATCCACTCTCGGTTGGAGCTCGCGATCCACTCTCGGCGGAAGCGAACGACTCGTATCTTGTAGCGCGGCATCAGTTCTTGATCTCCTCCCGGACGGCCTCGAGTATCTCGTCGCGCGTCGGCTGGTAGTCCTCCTCGCCGATGCTGTCCGCGACGCGGGTGCAGGTCTTGCAGAGATGTAGGTCGTGCTGGACGCTGGACTGGAGATCGTCCCTAAGGGCCTCCTCCGCCGCGTCGTGCAGAGACGCTCCGCTGAGCTCGAGAGCTGGATCCAAGAACATCTGCGGTATGCTCGTGCCGCAGCCGTCGCACTCGAACTGAGCGATGATGTAGCGTAAGGTCATACTCGATCTGCTCCTGAGGTTGTCGAAGTCCCGGATCGCGAGTAATCGCCGTTGCTCAAGTGATCGCGCGCGATCAAAAATCGACCGAGACTTGACTGATTGCTCGTGAGACTCCGAGCTAGAGGCGCGGAGACTGAGGTCACTCGAGATTCTCCGCCGCCTCGCGGACGAGGCTGATCAGGTACTCGTGGAGATTCCGAGGTCTCGGCTGAAGCAGAGCTACGGAGTACTCGTACACCGCCTCGGGACTGTGTCCAGAGATCGTGATGTGGAGCGAGCCGTCCGACTCTCGGAAGAGGTTCATCGTCGCCAGATGGGTGCCGATGCTAGAGGTTCTCACGACTCGAACTCTATGACGATTCGACGAGTTCGACTGATCGTGGTGCCGCCGAATCCAGCCACGGAGATCTCCTCGTCCTGGAAGAGCTGGCGAATGAACTCGTGGATGATGTCCTGGTTCAGGTCACCCGAGAGAGTACGATCCGGCGTCTCGAGGTCGGACGAGGAGTACGTCTTGATGCTGGCCTTCATGGTCTCTGATCCAGTCCGTCGAGCAGCTGGCCGAGGATGCCCTGCTCGAGAGCCGCGTCTCGTATGTCGTCGAGTAGGTCGCGCCAGGACTTCCACTGGAGGATGGTGCTCGCCCAGCGGCTGAAGAGCTTGGCGTCCTCGGGCGGCTCCTCGACGAAGTTGAAGACGTAGCCGTCGTGAGCTCTCAGGAGCTCCTCCAACTCGAGATGCAGAGTGCACGGCGGCGGAGAGTCGCGGCTGGCTGGGTCTACGTCGTAGACTCTCCACTCGGGCGTACCGACGGAGGGCTCGTAGGCGTGACCTCGGTAGTTGGTGGGGTCGGTGACGACTCCCTTGACGACCCAGATCTCGGGTCGTTGGGCAAGGCGCTCGCCGGTGGAGATTTGGTTGGCGGCTGACATGGGACGATTGTCTCCTGTTCTACGACGCTGTTCCGCAGCGGATGGTGTGGAGTGGAAATGGCGCGCCGCACACGATGCAGTGGGCGAGAGGGCCTCCGTTCCCAGGATGCATGTCGCGCACCAGGATTTCCTCGAACACCCAGCCGCAGACGACGCGATTCCCGTATCCCGGTGGGAGAGGTTTGAGAGGGCCGACGTGATGGTACTCTCGGTTGTCGTACCGGAGGTAGTGGTTGAAGAGAGAAGCCGGGGCGATCACCTCGATCGGCTCCTCGGCCTCCGTTGAGTGGAAGCGGAAGAGGGCCTGAGGTGGAGTGTGGTGGGACGATTCCATCGGGGATAAACCTCCTGTCCAAGCTAGGCTTACAGTATAAGGCGGGGTTGGTCGCGTGCCAAGCGGGGATTAGTCCAGCGAAGGGCGAGAAGTGATGGTGATCCAGTCGTAGGCAATAGCTTGGGAGTTTTGGTGAGACTAGATCAGTGGTTAGCCTAGGAGATAAGCGGTCGTGCTACTCCCAAGGTATGCTTCTGCATATTCCTTGTCTGTGCGCTAAATGCTTGTAATTGTTATGTTTTGAGTGTCTCTCGATAGTACTCTATTACTTACTTTAGGAGAATATATATAGAGGTAGTAGAGGGTACTGTAGATATACATATAGTGCTATCGCACATCAATATGGGTATCACATCAACGTATTGTAATCGGTAGTGGGCTGGCTGGCAGCGGTCGACGCATACTCCTAAGGTAAACTTGCGATCCTGGGCTGAGGCTAAGCCTTTGGTTCTGCGGTGGATTTAAGCTTAGGAGAAATAGCTTAGGAGCTGCGCTGGAATTTTAGGTGGTGCGGATAAAATACTGCTTGTCACTAGAGCAACCGGCTGCTATATCTGAGAATGCCTCCAAGGCCCTCAGCCTGGAATCGCAGCAAGGAAAAGGCCCCGTTGTGTCTCCCGGGAGACGCGGCGGGGCTGATTCCGTTTAGGGAGCTCCGTCTTCCGGTGGACCATAGAGTTCCACGAGGGAGGTACGCATCCAAGGACGATTTTCCAGGATCTCATTCCGCGTATCAGGGCTCCCGTAGCGATAGAGCTCGTTCCAATCCGGAGCCTCGTGCTCGTGACGATCCACTACATCGCCATCCTTGGTGACCTTGAAGTCTTGGTCGTACTTCTGTAGCTTACTCAGTGGGACGGGGTTCGAGCTGAAGTTTAGATCAGAACGGCGACCGAGATCGCATTTTTCGATCCGACTATTGAGCTTTTTCAGACTGAGACTTGACGGTTCGTCCACCCAGCTTCCTGACCGGAGCAGTTGGATTACCTTCCCTCTGATCTCCAGTTGGAAGAACTTTCGACTCTCCTCCGTCTCCCCGTGAACTTCGTTATAAATCGCCTCTCGAAGCATCATTCTCAGGACCGGCATGTAGTCTGGGGACACGAGACAGGACTCGAGGGCTCCCAGAATGTCCATTCTGTCGGCTGGGACGTAGATCTGCGGAAGACTTCTACTCCGATAACTGTCGCGCCCACGCGGCGGCATGTTGATCAACACATCGTCGGGATACGCTCGTCCAGCGCTCAAGATCTCCTCGCGAGTCTCTCCGAGGACCGAGATGTACTCTCTACCTCGCTTTCGAACCGGAATAGGGGAGTGAAAATAGGCCATCTAGACCCTCTCGATCTTAATCTGGACGGAAACTTCGTACTCTCCGCCCTCGAAGCGGGTCGTCGTACGTCTTCCGATGGTACGTTGCTCGCCGGGAGTCAGCCCGCTCTCCAGCGACCGCTCTACGACCTCAGCTACCTTCTGGGCCACCTCGGTCGCGGCGTCTCTTCGCCCTCTCTTCCTCTCTGGCGAGTCTAGCGGCACGGTATTCCTCCCCTTTGGCGATTGGCGATATGTTACCGCCCAAAATCTCGCCGGACAACTTCTGCTTGGTCCGTCCTCTTGGGTAGATCTGACCAACGACCTTCCCAGTTTCTGGGTGGTGTATCATAATCGCGCTGTGATCCAGCTTTCGCCAGAATACGAACCAATCCCAGTTGATCTCGGTGTCCGTCTCGCGAAGAAGATCAATCAACCACTCGTCGTCGCTGTCGTACCAGAGCCCAAAGTCGGCCCTGAACTCTCGCCTGACGACTTTTCCGGGGATTATCGCGTGTCCAGACACGACGAAGACTATTTCTCGCCTGACGGATCGGAATCGATCACCGTCCCAGCAGCTCTCCTCGGCGAACGATAGGACTTGGGACATCCTATCCGAGGAAGATGTAGAGGAGGAAGAAGATCGCGAGGACGATGACCCACCACGCTGGCCTATTGTCCCTTAGATTGCCGTCCTTGAGCATGTTGATCCCAAGACGGACGTCTGTAAGTCGTGACATAACCGAGTGCCCTACCTTGCTAACACAGCTATAATGCGCCGCCACCCCTCCAGGTTGCAAGTGCAGACTGGTCTCTGGAGAAAAGACTGCTCTCCGGAGTGCGGAGAGCTTCACACCCTATAGTTACGCGCGTAGGCTCTCAAGACGAGGTCCGCAAAATACTGCTCCGCGCGGATCAGGTAGGGGTTTACCTTTGAGAGACGCTTTGGCATATAGGGGTTGCTGGCAAGGGGCCAGTCCGCCACGGCAAGGGCGGTCATCAAGCAGGAGTACTCAGCAATGAGCAAAAATCGTAACAAGGGCGGAGCTCGCCCGCAGAACGACGGCAGCGGCGGCGCGCTCACCGTCAGCGACAGCACTGGCTCGGCCGAGGGCAAGGCGCCCGAGGGTGGCGAGTCCGGCGCTGCCGAGGCGGCTGCACCCGACCCGTTCGCCGACGTGCCGGTCACCAAGATCGGCGACGACGTGGAGTTCAGCGACTTCTCGGACACGCCCACGGCGGATCCGCGCAAGTATGCCAACGTCCACGCGGCTGCGGTCGGCGATCGCCTTCCGACGGTCAAGGGCTGGAAGCACGAGCGTGCCATGCTCGTTCCGGGTACCAACCGGAAGGAGTTCAAGCAGGGCTCGGTGTACGGCACCATCCAGCAGATCGTCAACGCTGCTGGCCGCACCGGAATCCCGGCGTACGTCGTGGCTACCAAACTGCGTCGGCTCCAGGTCGGCAACAAGCGGTCGCACTACTGCGGCACCGGCGAGGTCGCCCAGCTCCCGCCCATCGGTTGGGCCGAGGGCTGGCTGAACACGGCGATTACCAAGAACATCGCCGGCGTCCACCCGACCAAGCAGGCTCCGGCCCTCCGCGAGGAGGTCACCGAGGGCGAGGCCAACGTCAACAAGGCCGAGTCGCAGGGCAAGCTCGCAGCCAACGGCTGACGCTCCCCGCGACAAAGGGTCCCCGCCGAGGCTTGCTTGCCCTCGGCGGGGATTTCTTTTGCCTCGGCGTCGTGATCACGCTGAGATCCCATCTTGAGACGCGAGAGAAGAGAGAGAAGAGCGGTGAGTACGCCCCGCTGCGGCTGGCCTAGGGCGGCTGCTCCAAAGCCCCTCGAGGACCCCACAAACCGCTCCTACAGCACGTCTACGGGTGCGGGCGCTACACGGGTACCCGTGTGGGCGAGATGCGCTGTAGGATGCCTCTCAGAAAGCTCCAGTGGCTAACTCAAACTGTTGCGCGTGGAGCAGGGCGCGGCTAACCTACGTAGGTAGGCAAAGGAGGATCTCCACAATGCAGGCCGCATTACTCAGCAGCGTCTTCCAAGGCGCTATTCCGCACTTCCCAGCGAGCACGGGGTTCGGGATTATTAACTTCGTGCAGTCGTGCCGTCATCCGCGCGACGCCGTCGTGCTGTGCTATCGGAACGAGTCCGGCGTAGACGAGTTCGTCGTGTGGACCGCCAACATGATCGAGGGCGGTTGCCACGTCGGCTCGTACTGCTCGACGTTCGATCAGGCGTGGACGGAGTTCCAACGTCGCGTGGGGAGTCTGAGCTGATGCCTCTCACCCGCGAGCAAGTCATCGTCACGCGCTTCTGCGTCGAGGCCGAGATCAAGCGCGTGGAGAAATTCGTCGAGGAGCACGGCGGATTAGAAGATCCTCTGAACAATCCGTTTAAGTTCTGGCTGGAAGTCGCGCGCGATGCTCAGCAAGAGCTCATTAATCAGCAAGAAGGGAAGTAATCATGGGTTCAATGCGTTTCATGTCCACGATGGACGGTCGCCCGCCGAAGCTCTTCAGCTTCGACTCGTCTCCTGGTCACGCGATTGCGGTCGCGCTCGGCGATCTGGACGAGAAGTCCTACCAGAGCGAGCTCAAGGAAGTCCTTCCCGACGGCGAGGAGGTCTATGAGATCCGTATGCGTCGCGCGCAGACCGACGTCAATCCCGGCCCCCATCCGCTCTGCAAGGTGGGAGTAATCCACTACAAGCAGCCGTCGTACATGAGCAATCTGCGCTAGGCGCTGGAGGAAGGCCGCGCTATTCTGAAGGGGTAAGGCAAAGGAGGCGGTTATGTTTCTGCAGTCCTTCCGACCCCCTCGCGGGGTCAGTCGGCAGCCCGTTCCAAATCAGAGGGCGCGCTGGGCGTTCCTGTGCGGCATCGGACCGCTGGAGAATCCGTATCCAGTCGGCTCGGCCGAGGCTATTGCCTGGACGGCCAACTGGTTCCAGGAGAAGCAAGACATGGACGAGATGATCATCGCTCTGTGTCACGAGAGAGGGAGGTTAGGCAAATGAGCGAGAAGAGCAAGGCGGATTTGGAGCGCGTCAAGCGCGTAATCCAGGCTCTGCAAGCCAAGACGCAGGACAACGGCTGCACGGAGGAGGAGGCGCTCGCCGCCGCCGAGAAGCTCGGTCAGCTGCTGGAGGAGCACAACCTCAACATCGACGAGGTCGGCGTCCGTGACGAGACGGCTGAGTGTCGCAAGAACGAGGTCTTCGCGGCTGACGACTTCGCCGGTACGCTGGTGGTCGGCATCAAGCACTTCTGCGGCATCATCGCTTACCGCGAGCACGGCTCGGGTCACGCGGGCAAGTACGTGTTCTTCGGCACGGCGCACGACGTGGAGATCGCTCTGTATCTCTACGAGATTTGCGCCGAGGCGATGGACAACGACTGGCAGTCCTTCATGGACAGGCACGGCTACTCCATGAAGAAGCGTATGTCGTTCCGCGCTGGCTTCGCGCATCGCGTGTACGATCGCCTGATGCAGATGAAGCGCGAGCGCGACGAGCGTAGTCGCAAGGCGACCGGAACGGCGCTAATGGTCCTCAAGGATCAGCTCGTAACCGAGGCGTTCCAGCGTCAGCTCGGCATCAAGCTGGTGAAGTCTCGCGAAAGTCGCAATATGGCGGCAGATCCCAACGCGTACCGCGAGGGTATGGCGGCCGGAGCTCGCGTCAATCTTAACAATCCGCTCGGTAATCCGGCCGGGAACAATCAGGCTTTGGCGGGCGACTGATGCGCGGGTACAGTGGGGCATTGGCAGCAGGAGAATAGTCAATGCCCCGCTCAGTTCTCACGCCCGAAATGATCGCCCATGCAGACTCAGTCTACGCTAAGGCGGGCTTTGTTCCTCGCCGCAAGGGTCAGCGCTACCCTGCGCTCGCGTGGGGCCTCTGCGACTTCTACGATCAACAGGGTCGGGCGCACAAGACAGTCGCCAATCCAGTCATCTCTCTGGTGGAGTATCTCGGCACCTTTCAGGGCTGGGATCATTACGGCAGCATCACCACCTACCGCGCCTTCGCGGTTCGTCTCAAGGATGGGTCGGTGGTCGCTGGGTACAGCCGTGACGAAGACTCCTACGTGCTGTGTCAGCATCAGGGCTACCTCCGCAACCGCCCGAGTTAAAAGGCGGTAATCATGACCACCTAGGTTGTAGCTTGACCCAATCTGGTGTATAAGTTGTCTGTTGGGTACAGGGGCAACTGAAGGAGCACCCACATGACGCAGTTCAGTAGAGACGGTCTAGTAGTCGCACGACACCCCGGATCGAGGCTCTTCCTCGCAGGAGGAGTAAGGTCTCATCCGGCCTTCGAGGGTCCGTCCGAGCGGACCATCTTCTTCAAGAGCGAGACGGCTGAGGCAGAGCTCAAGGCGATGCACATCCCGCCGAGCTCCGTGGAACTAGTCGGCGCCAAGCTCTCGCTCGCGATCGGCTGAGGCCCGTCTGGACTAGTCTCGGGGGCATAGCTAGTCCAGGCCCGGAGGCGGCGGTGACGGACCCACCTCCCTCGTCTCACCGCCGCCTCGCAGGGATCAGTCCACCGTGGTGCCACGACTAAAGCGACTGTATGCTGTAAGGGTAGGCAGCAACAGGAGTCGCACGTGGCACAGCAGTTCAAACAACGCTCCGATCTTCTTCTCGCCGTCCAGGACGTCTTGGATCCCGACGGCACTACGCAGGCGCCTGAGTTCACAGCCATCGCTTACGCCGTCAACTCCCTCAAGATGGACGTTGCGTACACCATGTTCGACGATCAGGTTGACGTGATGCCCGCCTGCTTTGAGATGCTACCCGAGGAGGTATGCTCCTCGTGGTCGGGCTCGGCCGAGAAGTCGCTCGGTTACGGCGGCTGCGCGATTCTGCGGACCCAGCATGGCAACGGTCTTCGCGTGTGGCTAGGTGGCTCGCATCTCGCCTCCGCCACGGGCTTCGTCATTCTGCCGTCCGCTTGCGTAGAGGTACTCGGTCTGTAGCGATCAGTCCGTACTTGCGCTTTGAGCAAAGGCGTGGCAGAGTTCTTGTGTTGGTTGCATCAAGGAGGAACGCCCCATGCCAAGTCAATTTCCGCAGATGTTCGGTGCGCCGCAACCCTCGTTCGAGCTCGTCGGGCAGGACGGCAGCATCGAGGTCTCGCGCACGTCGATGTTCACGCGGCAGCGGAACACGATGCGTCTACCGATAACTCGCGAGCAGTTCGGTCGCTGGCAGGCCGGAGCGTTGATCCAGGACGCGTTCCCGCATCTCACGCCCGACCAGCGCGAGTTCATTCAAACGGGCGCGACGCCCGAGGAGTGGGCGAAGGTGTTCCCGCCCGAGGAGGAAGACGAATGATTACGCTTCTCGCACTCGCCGTAGCGGCGGCAGCGTCTCCCACGACGACGCTTCTCTGCCAGACGTCCGGCTTTCAGGACGTCACGCTCTCGCTCAACGAGCAGCGAGGAGAGGCCTCCTGGGAGGTTCCCTCTCGCGGGACGTCGGGAGTCTCGCCGGCTGTCTTCGCTCCCTCCACCGTCGTGATCGAGGGAGCCGCGACGAGAGTGGTGGATCGTAGCACGCTGGACTATACCGTCGGTGCGATGCAATACGGTCAGTTCATTCCGTTCTCTCGCGGCCACTGCACGGTCGTCTCCGCTCCGGAGCGTAAGTTCTAGAGCAGTCCACGCTTGGCGCGCGACGGAAGCCACCGCATACTGCAAGGGTAGGCGGCAGTAGGAGTTAGGGCCGTGTTTCTCTGTACCATCGGGTGTGTCTGACAGGTCGCCCGCCCAAAAGTCAGCCGAGGGATGGCGGTGCGCGTCCATCTCCCGCAGCGGGCGCTATGTCCGCTCAGGCATTCCGCGAGTCAATCGCTGCTGCCGTCCGGACGCGGCTCAACGTCCGGCTTCGCAAGCCGTGGTTCTCACCACGGTTTCCGTTGAGAAAGGGGAAGATATGATTGGCGAGGCAATACGGGCGGAACTCCGCCGCCCGCTGGAGGGAGACCGTCGCTTCGTCCACACCACGCAGGTCGCGTCGTGGGACAGGGCGGGGTACTTCGTCGTCCGGCATCATCCGGAGCACATCGCAGCCGTTCTGGCCGAGAAGGCTCGCATCCGCGTCCAGGAGGACGTCGCGGCGTACCGTCGTCTGCTGACGCTGGAGCGCAACATGCGGTTGTTCGGCTGATGTGCAGGGCAGCGAAGATCTTACTCTGCGTCGCGTGGGTCTTGGCGTGCTGCCTCCTGGTGCTCGTCGTCGGCCCAGGATAGAGGCGTCCGCGCTTGCGCGCCGAGAAGCCCGAGCGTATCCTGCAAGGGTAGCAAGCAAAGGAGCTCACAATGCACCTAGTTGATCGCCCCGCCATCGGCGAGGTCAACGGTCTGCCCTACGGCACGGGCGTGGCGTACCACGATCAGTGGCGCGACGCTCGCACGGTGGACTGGGCCGAGCCTCACCTCAGGGTAGTCCGGTTCCGGCTGCTCAGCGATCCGGGCCTTCCGTTCTGGGACGTCTCGTACTGTCTGGGCGTCCTGGCTCACACGGACGAGCACGTTCGCGTGGAGTTGCCGTTCAGTCAGCTTCCCAAGCGCGGCTGGAAGCGAGCCGTTGTCGAGCACGCGATTCGCGACGGAGTCCACGCTGCTCGGCTCGGCATGTTCGACAACGCGAGCACTCTCTGCTAGGAGAAGTCCAATGCTAGAACCTCAGTGGCAGCACGACTGTAGCGGCTGCATCTTCCTCGGCCAAGTCGGGAGCAAGGACGTCTGGCAGTGCGACGGGATCGACTTGATCCTCCGTCACGGGTCGTCGCCGGAGGAGAACGCATCTCTGCCGGTGGACATCGTTCGCCTGCATCGCCGTCACATTCCGGAGTGGAACATGGCACTTCAGCTCTTCGACGCCTACATGCTCGGTCGCGAGCGGGCGCTGGTTCGGTAGGGAGGTAGGAATGACTCAGGGTATATTCCACGTGACGCTCCGCGGCGAGGACGGATCCATCTTCACTCGCGAGTTCAGCGGATCGCCGGAGTACATTCTGGAGAAAGCTCGAGAGCTCTGGCCAGAGGCCGAGGTTCTGGATTGGTTCGACCCCGTGGAGAGGGAGGAGGAGATCTATCGTCGCGTCTGTCGGCGTATGGACGACGAGGACGTTTACCACGACGACTAGGATCAGTCTGCGCTAGGTGCGCGAGCAGGATCGAGGCATACTGCAAGGGTAGGCAGTAAAAGGACTTGGGCCATGTCGGCACCTCAAGAGCTCATTGATTTACTCCGCGCCAGCAACGTGCCGGTCTTCGTAAAGACCGACAACTACGTGCCCGCGCACATCGGCCTCGTCCCAGGGTCGCGCACAATCGGGGACGATTGGGACGAAGAGCGTATGCGCGACTATCTGTACGGCGAGGCGTCCCTCAACAATCGCGGCGGCTACGCTCAGCGCGGCTACGTCATGATCTTCTTGGGCGACGCCAAGTATCACTCATGGGTGCGCGCCTATCGCGTCACGTTCACAGGCGACGTCGCCACTGGCTCTTATCTCTGGGAAAGGATTGACTAATGCGTACGATCACTCACAGCAACGGTCTCATGTTCTTCGTCGGCATCGTCGCGCTCGCCAGCGGATTTCTGCTCGGCTCGCGCGTCGCGCCTCAGCCGCTCAACAGCGAGCTCGCCGACGCTCAGGTCGTCGCACAGAACCGCGACGTGCGCTGGATTGCCTACGGCTGCGAGGGCAACTCCACGATCATCGCCCGCGACATGCCGGACGTCATGCAGTGCCGCGAGGCTCGCCGGCTGAGCGAGGTTCAGTCGTTCGGCGTTCCTCCGCGGTACTGAGTCGCTCGTCGTTTGACGGGACGGATCTGATATACGATCAGCTCCGTCCTCATCTCGTCTCTCTGCGTCGTGATCACGTCCGGAGGTAGAGGGCGATCTGGACGAAGATCTAGGCGCTTCTCTGCACTCCTCTCGGCGTCCTTTTGCTGCGGCGCCAAACACTCGGTTCACCGCGCCAAACACTCGGTTTGCCGCAAATCTGGTCCGCGCCGCCGCGCCAAGGTTGCCATGCTGCCAAGGTGCGCGCATATACAGGCCAGCCGTTGCCATTGGGGCAGCGGCCAGCAAGCAAAGGTACAAACAACATGGCAAACCGTAACAACAGCAAAACCGCCGCCACTGCCAACGCCAAGGTAGCGCCCGCCTTGCGCGCCGCTGCCATTGTGGCGCGGCACGGCATGGCAGGGCAGGCGCGCGCCATTGCCGCTACTGGCGCAGCCGCCGCTAGCGCCAAGCGTTACAGCGCGCGCCTTGGCAGCCTTAACCCCGCATTTGCGGCCGCCACCTTTACGCTAACGCCACTTGGCAAACAGGCAGTGGCGGCCAACGGTTGTATTGGCAGCAAGGGCCAGCCAACAGTTATGGGCTTGTTTGCCGTAGCGTTGGCTAACGCCACAGCGGCCAACAATGGCGCGCCCGCCACAGGGCAGCAAGTTTGCTTGGCAATGCTTGGCAACCCGCAGCTTATGCAAGCTGCCTTGGCAACTAAGGCAGCAGGCACGCACCTAATACCCGCCAACACAACGGCAATGGGCTGGGCGCAGGGCTATGTTAACGGCTTGTGCCGTAGCGCGCACGGCCTAGCCAAAAAGGCACTAGCCTAACGCCTAGGGGCGCGGCTAACCGCCGCGCCCCAACCCGCCACACAAGCAAAAGGTAACGCAACATGTACACGCCAACACAAGCCAAGCCAGCCGCCGCGCCAACCCGCGCAAGCTACATGCGCGCCGCCCTGTACCATTACGCGCCCGCGCCCTATGCGCCGCGCCGTTACGGCAAGGTGCGCAGTATGGCCGCAATGCTGGCAAGCTATAGCCCCAAGGTACGCCAAGCTTACATGGCGCGGCAGTGGGCGCGCATTGCCAACGGCCAAGCGCCTAATTGGCCGCGCAAAAGCTAGGCCGGTTTTAAGCGCCACACAGGGCCGCAACCCGCGCCCGCTACCTAGGTAGCGGGCGCTTTGCTTTGCGCCTGTACGTGCACGCTAGGTGGCATAGCGGCCAAGGCGCTATGGTACCTAGGCCCCATATACCCCACGCCCACCACGCGGGCCTCAGTCACTGTAGGCGCAGAATTCTCTCGAAAATTCGAAGAATTCTCACTCCTCTCATCGTCACTTGTCAACCGACCTCCCTCCATGCTACATCGGCCCCTAACCCTTAGACTGGGACATTCAGCTTGGCCGATCCCACCACAAACGCCTACGCTCGTGCTCAGCGAATCGGCACTCCTCGCTCGCACCTCGCCACGACTCTCGCCATCCCGGGAGCCATGGACCTCGCCCCCGATCTCTCCTACTCAAACAAGTTCGACATGTGGGCGACTCTCCGCGACTGCTACGACGGAGAATCCACGATCAAGAACGCCGGACAGCAGTATCTCCCGAAGCTGGCCGCGCACAAGGACGGTGACTACGACGTCTACAAGTCGCGAGCCTACTTCTACAACGCCGTTCGCCGCACCCATCGCGGACTCATGGGAAGTCTTTTCCGGAAGCCAGTCGAGTTCACCCTACCGGCATCTCTCAAGTCGCGACTCAATCTAAATCGCATCAGCATCGACGCCAAGTCGGCCGCCGACTTCTGCAGGATCCTCGGTCACGAGGTACTCCTCACAGGACGATTCGGCATTCTGGCCGACTTCAAGGACTCCAACTGGCAGTCGCCGTATCTCGCGGGCTACATCGGCGAGAATATCTTCTCGTGGCGCACGAGGGTCTGGAAGGATCGCGAGGTAGTCGATCGCGTAGTCCTCCTGGAGCAGGAGCCGATTCTCAGCGACTACGGCTTCACCACTCAGCTGCTCGTTCGCATTCTTCGCCTGGATCCCAACTCCGAGGGTACGGATCTCGTCTACAGTCAGACCGAGATTCGTCCCGTGATCAATCCCACGGCGTCGGAGTCCGGTGTTCAGCCGACGGTGACTCAGATTCCCATCAAGGTGCGCGCCGGTCGCACTCTCAACTACATTCCCTTCGTGTTCGTCAACGCGACCAACACCCGACCAGACGTGGGGCCTGCGCCTCTCGAGGACATCGCGACGATCAACATCTCGCACTACCAGAGCACGGCGCATCTGGAGCACGGACGATTCTACGCGGGTATGCCGACCTACGTCACGTCGGGCAGCGCCTCGGCGCAGATGCCCGGACTTCCCGAGGGGGTCGCGAACCCCTCACCGCTCACGGTCGGCCCCAGCTACGTCTGGGAGCTGGAGGAGAACGCGAAGGCGTGGCTGCTGGAGTTCAACGGTCACGGGCTGACGTTTCTGGAGAACGCTGTCGACTCGAAGCAGCTCCAGATGCAGTCGCTCGGTGGTCGCCTCATCTCCTCGACCCGCAGAGCCGCTGCCCTGAGTGACGAGGCATGGCAGCTTCTCGAGACGGGGGATGAGGCGACCCTGATGGACGTGGCGTGCACGGCCGACGAGGCGATGAGCACTGCGATCGCCTACATGGGCGACATCATGGGGCAGATTCCAGACATGAGCGATCACGGCGTGGTCGTGGAGTTCAACAAGGAGTTTGTTCGCTCGGAGCTCACGGCTCGCGAGCTTCGTGCTCTTCAGGCTCTTCGCGAGCGCGGTCACATTCCCGAGGACGTGATGTACTACGCGCTGCGGGAGGTCGGGGTCATCCCGATCGAGTACACGCTGGAGGACTTCAAGGCGCTGATGGCTCGGAAGGATCAGCAGTACGAGCCGCCGCTGCCGCCCGCCTCGGGAGGCCTCGACACAGGACCGGCCGGAGGCCCCACTCCGGGAGTTCGGCCTCAGACTAAGCCTAATCCTGCAAACAATCCCTCTGGAGGAAGTCCGGACTAATGTCTATGCAGCGATATCTGCTCGACGTCCCTCCGGGATTCGAGAACCAGCCCATCCTGTTTATGCTCACGATGTTCTCGCTTCTCATGGTCACCCTGCTCTCTCTGGAGTGGCTGTGGCGCATCTCGTGGGGATGGTTCGAGAATCCTTACCCGACGCGTCATCCCATCACTGTTCTGCGCATCATCCTGTTCTGCATCGCCATCAGCATTCTGATGCGCGTCGGGCCGCTGGTTGCTCGGTTCGCGCTCTGGAAGTCTCTCGACTTCGAGGGACGAATGATCCTCTATCAGTGGAGTCACGGCCTGGACGTCGTCTCCTTCTTCCCGTGGAGCTTCGCTTGGCTCGTCGGCTACCTGACGATGCCCATGCTCCACTATCAGCTGGACAAGAAGCCGCTGCCGATGCATCTGTGGCCGACCGCCTCTCAGCTGAAGCGCCCGCTCAAGATTGGTGTAGCTGCGTTCCTGATCGCGATGGCGATCACCTTCTACGGGTGAGCCGTGCTGCTCGCCCGCTATACTCACATAGACTATCATCTTGTGGCGCTTTCGTCAGGGGTAGTGGGCGTGACCAGCGGGATTCCAGACGGGATGGTCTCACTGGGAGTAGGGCTTTTGGGCGTGGCTCTTGCTCGGTGGGTCTTCGTAAACAAGCAGTATCGTGAGACGAATCGTCAGCCGAGGCTAGGCGAGACGCTTCCTCTCACTCTAGTGGCGATGCTGGTCGCAGGAGTACTGATTTGGGATCGAAAGTTCAGCGTATCTACAAGCGCGTTCGTGGGGCTTGGCGTCGGTTGGACGGCCGTCCTTCTTCTCGACATTCTCGGAGACTTTGTGCTCACGAAGATGAAGATCATGTTCAGTGCGGGGCCGGCGAGTCCGAACTTCCCGAAGAAGGGTGATCTCTCGGGACACGACGGAAGAGTAATCTCCAACGACGTTAATCTCCCGGAGGATATGATTCAGAAGCTCGCGCAGCTCGACGAGGAGGATCCGGTGTATCTTCCTCCCAACGTGCCGAGAGGAGGCGATCGTGGGTCAGGTGAGTAAGTATCTTCGCAGAGGAGACTACGGTCCGGGTGGAGTGAGCTACTACTTCTGGTGTCCGGGCTGCGAGGAGCTGCACTGCTTCGTGACGCAGCGCTCTCTCGACTTTCGTCCTCAGGGTCCCTGCTGGGACTTCGACGGCAACGTGGACTGTCCCACGTTCAACCCGTCGCTCATCATGTGGACTGGGCACTACGCAGATCAGCGCCACGGGATTCAGAAGGAGTCCTGCTGGTGCACCTACAACGAGAAGCTGATCGCGGAGGGTAAGGAGCCCTCCGGCTTCAAGTGCGGAATCTGTCATCTGTTTCTGCACGGCGGTATGCTTCAGTTTCTCGGCGACAGCACTCACGCGCTAGCTGGGAAGACGGTGTCTCTTCCAGAGTTGCCTCCCGAGCATCAGGACGAGTAAAAAGGGCTTGTCAGGGCCTGCGTCACCTGCTATATGACGATTCGCTGCCGACGGGGTCGGTGGTCTTGGTCGGCGGGGTCGACCTAGCAGGAGACTAAAATGCCCGAGTTGATCTACGACAAGGCCGAGGATGTTCCGGCCGCTCTCAAAGACATCGCTAAGGAAAAGGACGGCAAGTTCATCGCGAACGTCGTCGCCAAGGCGGAGCTGGACGACTTCCGCCAGCGGAACATCAACGTCTCGCAGGAGCGAGACAATCTCCAGAGCACCATCGGCCGACTGACGACGGATCTAGCTCTCGACCCGCAGAACCTGGACGGGTTCGTAGACGAGGTCAAGGAGCTTCGCGATGTGAAGCAGCAGGTGGACGACGGCAAGCTCGTCAAGGACACCTCGCTCGCTCAGGCGGTGGAGTCCAAGACCGCCGAGATGCGTCGCTCGTACGAGGAGCGCATTCGCGGACTGGAGCATTCCAACAAGACGCTCACCTCGGACAACGAGAAGCTGAAGAGCGACGTCAACCGCTCCATCATCGATCGCGAGGTTATGAAGGCCATCGGCGACCCCAAGTCTGGCGCGCGGCCGGAGGCGACGCAGCACATTCTCCGCGAGGCCTACGAGGTCTACAAGGTGGAGGACGGGAAGCTCGTTCCGAAAGACGCCAGCGGCAACGTGATCTACGGTACGGACGGTGCCTCCCCGATGAGTCCGAAGGAGTGGCTCGTCAAGCAGCAGGAAGCGACGCCCTTCTTCTTCAAGGAAGCGCAGGGCGGCGGAGGCGGAGGCGGCGGCGGAAACGGCGCAGGACCTCTCTCGCCCGCAGCCATCGCCGAGATGTCGCCGGAAGAAAAGATGAACTATGGCCGCGAGCACGGCCTGGACGGCCGTTCCCGATAGAAGGAGGTAGGGGTCGCCTAATCCTCGTCGGGCGACCCTCCTCATAGAAGGCGAGAGTCGTGTCTAGTGAAGGCTACGTCATCTCAAACCCTAAAGGGAATAATCGGGATCTCGAGATTCACTTCCGGGGAAGAAACGGCTCTCAAAAGAAGTTCAAGACTCTACGGCCTGGAGAGGCGTGCCGCTGTGACAAGCGACTCGTCACTATAATGGAAAAGGCACGCCCTCCACGGCTTCAGCTCCTCAAGAACGGTCAGCTCGTCAAAGATCGGAAGAGGTAAGTGTCCGAGAGGGTGCGCCCCGCTCTCTGCACCCTGTTTCTCGTAGTGCTGGTCATTGGCTTCTGTAGCCACTCTCAGAACACGGCGCACCGCCAGCTAACCCGCACAAGCCAAGGCACCCACGCACGCGCTCGATGAGGCATCTGAGGCCTCCCAGGTTGGTCGCAAAAGTTTTTTGCCAACGGGGGCTTGCCAAACCCTCAGATCTGCGGTATAGAGCTGTGAGTAGAGCTTCACGGAGCTCTGCCTCCGCGGCCGAGCCGCAGCACAGACGAGGAATTTGACCATGCCCATGACTCTCGTGGAGGCCGCGAAGCTCGAGACCCGCAATCTCGTGCGCGCTGGCGTCATCGAACAGTTTGCTCGCACTTCGGAAATTCTCCGCGTCCTTCCGTTCCAGAATATCCAGGGTAACGCTCTCGCCTACAACCGCGAGGAGCAGCTTCCTGGTGTCGCCTTCCGCGCGGTGAACGAGGGATATCCGGAGAGCGTCGGCGTCATCAATCCGGCGACCGAGACCCTGTACATCGCCGGCGGCGATCTGGACGTCGATCGCTTCATCATCCAGACGATGGGTGCGGGAGTTCGCTCCACCCACGAGAACATGAAGATCAAGGCGCTCGCTCAGGCATGGACGACCAAGTTCATCAAGGGCGACACCACGCTTCAGCCACGCGAGTTCGACGGCCTTCAGGTTCGCCTGACGGGCTACAATCTGCTCTCGGCGGGTACGGACGGTCCCACGGGAACGAACGCTGCGGGCGGCGATGCTCTCTCGCTCGACGTGCTCGATCAGGCGATCGACAAGGTGCCGAACGCCAACGCGATTCTTATGTCGCGCGCGCTGCGTCGCAAGTTCAAGGCGGCGCGGAACAACGTCAACATCTCGGGCCAGATCGGCCTGGAGAAGGATGACTTCGGTCGTCCCGTCCAGACCTACGCCGGTCTTCCCATTCTCACCACCTACGGCGATGCTGTCACGCCCGACCCGCTCGGCTTCAACGAAGTCAGTCCGGGCGGCGGCGCGAACACGAGCACGTCGGTCTATGTTCTGAACTTCGGCATCGACGGTGTCGCAGGCATTCAGAACGGCGGCATGGACGTGCGAGATCTCGGCGAGCTTCAGTCGCTCCCGGTCTATCGCACTCGCGTCGAGTGGTACTCGGGATTCGGTATCTTCAACGGCTCGGCCG